AAATATAAAATCATATTTATTATGAAGTTTTTAGGTTCTTTCGTATTTGCTTTAAGGAAACTTCGCTACATGAGCATAAACATTATGTATATAACCTTGCTTGATTGTTTGTCGAAGATAAATAAAAACTAAATATTTTATAAATACTCTCATTTAACTTATGGAGAAAATAAATGGCTGAAGTATTTGTGTCCCCTGGCGTTTACACGCAGGAAATGGATGATACTTTTAGTCCGCCGCCCGGTGCTGCTGCTATAGGAGCTGCCTTAGTTGGGTTCGCAAAGAAAGGTCCAGCCTTTCTACCCACTACGGTTAACTCTTTTGGTCAGTTTAGAGATCGTTTTGGTGGATTAAATCCCGAATTTTATATGCCTTATGCAGCTCAATCTTATTTAAGAAACGGGTCTTCACTTAATGTAACCCGTGTTTTAGGTAGAGGTACGGTCGCTGCTGGTACGATTGGCTTTCTTTCTTTCCCCAAACTAGCAGGCGAATCAATTTCTGCTGTGTCGGGTGGTTGTACTGTTTTAGGTACGGTTAGAAAGAGAACATCTGGTGATGGTGACGTTCTTCTTAGTGGCTCTCCTAATAACTTTTCTTTATCGTCTGGTGGCACTATTGTTACTGGTTTGTCGATGAATGAAGCTAGCGGTAGTTATGTTAAGAAAGTTTTAGGAACTGATCCTCAGACTTCTCACACTGGTGAAAAACTCACTGACTTATATGTGGATGCTGTATTCGATTATGATTTTAGCAATGTTGGAGGTACTGTTAAGAGTGCTGCATTGTATGCATCAGTTACGGCTGATGGTGATGCGTTTGATGATATTGAAGGTGGTTTCGCAGCCGCTAGCACACCTTTCTTTGTATCACAAAACGCACAAGGTTCAGTACAAAACTTGTTTAAATTTCATACTCGTTCTCACGGACAAATTGAAAACAACTCTATTAAAGTTCAGATTTCAAATGTTGCAACATCAGTAAGTTCTTTCCCAGAGTTTACGGTTAGTATTCGCGCAGCGGATGACAATGATATAAGCCCTCAAATTTTAGAGTCTTATGAAAATGTTAATCTTAACCCCGACTCTCAAAAGTATATTGCTCGTGTTATCGGTGACCGTTTTGTATCTTATGACTTGACACAAGATCCTCCCGAACTTCTGTTCAATGGAGACTTTCCTAACAGATCCAAGTTGGTAAGAATTGAAATGAATACTGGTGGATTCGATTCCAGTGCAAGACCTGCAGGATTTAGAGGTGTTGGTTCAATCCTTGCACAAACAGGCGGCCCGATCAGCGGACCTGCTGCTGGTCCCGGTGCATCGAACACACAAGGTCTAAGTGCTACTGTTGCTGCACTACCCACCGTTACTAATCAGTTGAAAGACGGTGTAGTTAGCAGTACTAAGGTCATGGGTATTAACTTCCAATCGCCTGGCGTTAGTGATAGACTTAAGAAAACTGTTACATCGGCTTCGGGTAGCGTAACTGCTGATCCCGGCTTGTTGTTCTTATCCACCACTGGCGAACTTGGTGTGGTTGGTGACAACGTACAAGATGATACACCCGTTACACCTGCAGACTTTACAGTTGTTAACATGGTTAGCTCCAACTCTGGTAACTTTGTTGGCTCTACCACAAGACGTTGTACTGGTCTTGATAATAATGATGCATTGAAGTTTGTCGCACCAGTATTTGGTGGTTGGGATGGATTCGATCCTCGTAAGAATTTGATGACCTCGCTGAATGACGGTACGGTATCTGCTGACTTTGATGTAGCAAGAAAAACATTGGCTAACCCCGAAGAGGTTGACTACAATCTACTATCAGTACCTGGCGTTACTTCGTCTGGTGCTGGCGCACCTCTTAACAACTTTGTTGACATGGTTGAAAAGAGAGGCGATGCTTTCATATTACTTGATATTGCTGATTCTTCCGCTACTGCCGCTGGTAATGACTTATCGGTTGCAGCCGCACAAGAAGAAGCTACGAAGTTTGATACTAACTATGGAGCGGTTTATTATCCTTGGGTTAGAATCAATGACTCCGAAAATAATCGTCTTGTATGGGTGCCACCGGCTGTTGAAGTAATTGGTGCTTACTCGTTTAACGATAGAGTGGGTCAGCCTTGGTTCGCACCTGCTGGGTTTAATCGTGGTGGTTTGGAAAGAGTGTTGGAAGTTAGAAGAAGATTAACACAGACGCAACGTGATAGTCTTTATAACAACACTCCTGGCGTTAACCCGATTGCTACTTTCCCCGGCCAAGGTATTGTTATCTTTGGTCAGAAAACACTGCAGAAGAAGCAGTCTGTATTGGATAGAGTAAATGTTCGTAGAATGATGTTGACAGTTAGAAAGACTATTTCCAGAATGTCTCGTAACTTCGTCTTTGAACAGAACAACGCTCAGACAAGAAGCAATCTTCTAAACATGGTTAATAACTATCTTGGTTCAGTACAAGCGGCCAACGGTATTAATGAGTTTAGAGCACAGATTGAAGAGGGCGCAGACTTAGTAGATAGAAATGTAATCAAAGGTAAGATTTTCCTCAAACCGACTACGGTTGCTGAAATTGTTGTCTTTGACTTTACGTTGACACCTCAAGGCGCATCTTTTGGTGAGTAATAAATAATAATAGTGTGTGAGGGAAAACAAAATTTCCCTCACACCTATATTTATTTTAGAAAATAAAATATTTTTATATATTTTGGAGATATAGAATGGCTGATGTTAGACCCGTAAACCAAATGCTTGCGGATACATTTGAACCTAAAAGACAAAATAGATGGTTTTTCCAATTTGCTGATGACGTAATTCCTCAGTTTGTTGCTAAAACTTTTGCTCGACCGACTTTCACCCAAGAATCTGTTGTTGTTGATTACATTAATAGCAAAAGATATTTGGCTGGTAAGTTTGAGTGGGGTACAATGTCGATGACATTACATGATCCTATCGCACCTTCATCTGCGCAGAAAGTTATGGAGTGGGCAAGATTAGCTCACGAAACAATTTCTGGTCGTGATGGTTATGCCGCTTTTTATAAGAAAGATTTTTCTCTTAACTCAATGGACCCTGTTGGTGTTGTTGTTGAACAGTGGGATATTAAAGGCGCATTTATTACCGATGCAGATTTTGGTGGTTTGGATTATGCTAGTGGCGAACCTACAGAAATAAGTATTACGGTTCGTATGGATGAGTGTATTCTGAGATACTAAAATAGATGTAGTTTAAATAAGGTAGTTTGTTTATTAAAATTTCTTGTAAATATAAATTGCAAGAAGGAGTTCTAAAAATATGAGTGAAAGTAAGACTGCACCTATTGAATTTGAAGACGATAGTAAAAAAGATACAGAGATAAACCCGGCTGAAATCAATCAAAGCCCCGAACAGTATGCACGAAAAATTGCAGCTGAACGAGCTACTGAGTATGATAAGATGGCGGGTTTTTCTGTGCCTCGTGATTTTGTAATGTTACCATCTAAGGGTATGATTTATCCAGCTTCTTCACCACTTCATAATATGGAAGAAATTGAAGTAAGACACTTGACCGCTGCTGATGAAGATATTTTAACATCAAGAGCTTTGTTGCGTAGTGGTAAGGCGATTGACACAATGCTTTCCAATGTTATTATGAATAAGAGTATTAATGTAGAAGAATTAATCTCTGGTGATAAAAATGCTATTTTAACATTTCTTAGAATTACAGGTTATGGTCCCGAATATCCTGTTGATGTTGAGTGTCCAGCTTGTGGTGAAACTACGACTTTTGAATTTGATTTAAGTAAATTGACGATGAAGTTTTTGGATGTTAATCCAGTTGCAGCAGGTGAGAATAGATTTGATTTTCAATTACCTTCGGGAGTTGAAATACAGTTTAAGTTATTGAACAGTGCGGAAGACGCTCGTATTACTGAAGAACAAGAAAAGCTTAAGCGCGCTACTGGTTCTCCTTTAGAGAAAAATGTAACGACCAAGTATAAGCATCAAATTATTTCTGTTAATGGTGATGAAAATCAGATAACTATTAATAACTTTGCGGATACAATGAATTTACGTGACTCAAGAGCTTTTCGTTCCTATTTAGAAGAGATAGAACCAGATGTTAATATGCGTCAAGAGTTTAAGTGCCGTATGTGTGGCCATACGGAGGAGGTGGAAATACCGGTAACTACCGGTTTCTTTTGGCCTGAGTCCTAACCTTAAAGAGTATATTTTTGAGGAGTGTTTTTATTGTGTTTATTATGGTCATCTAAGTTTTACGGATGCTTACAACTTACCTATTAAATGGCGTAAATGGTGGCTCAATAAAATAAACGATATCAACGAAGAACAAAATGCAAGAAACCAACAATCTGCTGTGACAAATCAACAATCAAGTGGTAAGTCATTACGAGCTAGAGATATTGGTCGTTAATATAATATCCCCTTATTACTTTTTAGTATAAGGGGATATTTATTTATGTAGAAACACAATCGGAGACAAAAAATGCCTAAATCACCACACGCTCAAATAATTGATCCCTTTTCGGAAAAGTCTGGCGGATTTGATTATGGTAACTTGGCCAAAACTGTATTAGCTGGGTTGGGAGTAAATTCAGCCATTGATTTTTTTCGTAAACGTAAAACTAATGATACTAAGCAAGATAAGTTATATCAAGACGAATTGAAAAAAATTGAAAAGAAGATGCGTAAGCAAAAAGAATTGGAAAAGAAGTTAAATAAAAAAGGAATGACCCTTGACGATGTTCTGCGTCAAATGAAAAAAAATAGAAAGAAGTAAATAATGGCAGATTTCGGAAATCAATTAGGTGATGCTGGAGAAAAGGCTGAAGGGCTAGCTGGTGTCTTTGATAGACTTATGGTAAGGGGCGCTACTTTAGCCGGTCTTGAAGAGAAACAAATACAAGCTACTCAAAAAGCCAACAAACTGCAAGCTCAACTTGATAGAGAAAAAAAGAAATCCATACCTCTGCAAAGAAAGATGACCATTGAGTTACAGCAGCGACTCAAAAATTCTACCCTACTAAATAAAGGTCTAAAAGAGACTATCAAAAGTATGAACCTTTTCGGCAAAACTATGTCTGGTTTAAAAGGCGCTCTTGGTGGTGTAGGAAAAGGTATAGGTGCTTTAGGTAAAGCTGGCGTTATTGGTGGATTAGTTGTAGGAGTAAAGTTTTTAGTTGAGGGGTTGTTAAAGATTGATAACGCTATGGCTGGCTTATCCAAGAGATTAGGTGCTACTAGATCAGAGTTGGCTAACGTAAGAAATATTGCTATAGGTGTTGAAGCGTCATTAGCTCAATATGGTGTAAGCTTTGAGGCGGCCGCAACCGAAGCTGGTAATTTAGCTCAACAATTTGGAAGTATAAAACTTGTTACTGAAGATGTTGTAAAATCAAGTCTTAGATTACAGCAAGTGTTTGGAGTATCTGCTCAAGCCGCTGGGGAATTACTTGAATCCTTAGAACGTACAAACAAAAGCTCTGAAGAATTTATTTCTAACATAGGCGTTAAAGCCCAAAAAGAAGGTGTGTTGACTAGTTTAGTGATGAAAGATTTGGCTAGTCAATCCCAAATGATCGCTATTCAAAGTAGTCGTGGTGCCGAGTCTATGCAAAACTTAGCCATAGAAGCTGCCAAAGCTGGTGGTTCTTTAAAAGATTTCGCAGGATTAGAGTCTACATATTCTGATGTAGAAAAAGCTTCCGCAGCCATAGGTAGGGCTACAACACTGATGGGTAGTGATATAGCTAGACATATGGGTAATATACAAGACTTAAGAATGATGTATGAGAGAGGTGAAACTGATAAAATATTAGAGAGAGTTCAGAAAGCCACTGCCGCCACCGTCAAACTTAATGAAAAAGGTAACTCAGTAAACATGAAAGGCCGTGAGTTATATAGGTCTGAATTAAAAGCTCTTGCTGAGTTAGCCGGTATGGAAGAAAGCGCCTTTAAACTTATGACTTTAAAGAATTTAAAAGAAAGAAAAGAATTAGAGGGTTTGAAGGGAATTGAAAGGGAAAGGTTTTTAGAAAATAAAAAGCGAAAAGCCATAACTGAAAGCGAACGCCTTGCTCAATTAGCAAAAGAAGATCAAATTCTAAAAGATAGGCAGAATATATTAGAGAGATTAGGTAATATCGCTACGAGCGTTTTTTCAAGAATAGCTACTGCATTTAGTGATGTGTTGGGTATAGATACAACAGGTAAGGGAACGCTTCTTGATACGATTAATCAGCTACAAACACAAGTAGAGGCAATTTTTGATTTTCCCAACTTACAGAAAGATGTT